GTCCCAGCCCGACCCGCACGCCGCGCCGTAGTCGCCGGTGCTGGACGCCGCGCCCTGGTAGCCGGTGCTGGACGCCGCGCCCTGGTAGCCGGTGCTGGACGCCGCGCCGTAGTCGCCGGTGCTGGACGCCGCGCCGTAGTCGCCGGTGCTGGACGCTGGCGAGCCCGGATCAACCGGTCTCGCCCGGCCGAACGTGTACTCGACCGGTCTCGCCCGGCCGAACGTGTACTCGACCGCCGCCTTGATCAGACCTGGCAGGCCAAGCTCGCCCTTGATCGTGATCTTCTGACTCGCAAGCTTCGTATCATCTCCGCAGCGAGACAGCTTGCCGGACTGTTCCACGATCGCGAACCGGGCGCCGGCAGGCGGGTAATACCCGAATACGTCCAGCGGATACTCACATGCGTGAAACCCAGACTCGCATACGCCCACGGCGCCTTTGTGTGCGTAATCCTTGCCGACTTCATACTGGAAACCACGACACTTGAGGTCCTTGTCGAAGCCCTTGTACGCGACGACAGTCTCGGGGGCGGTTTTTCCCTTGCGCGCCGTCATGACAGCATCCCCCGCGCCGCGGCGACGAACGCGCCGTAATTGCCCTGCGACAGCGTGCTCAAGCGATCGGCCCCGAACTTGGCCAACAGCCCGCGCGACGCCTCGGCGCCTTTCGAGGCGAGCACGTCGGCCAGCACCGCGCGCACGTCGTCGATGGACGGCTCGGCGCTCGGTTCCGATTTGGCCTTGGACGCCCTCGGTTTCGCGGTTTTGGGCTTGGCCGCGGCTTCGATTCCCTGTGCGGCACCGGGGGGATCGGGAAGTTCCGTGGGAGGCGTCACTGTGTCTGTACAAACCGGCGCGCCATTTTCCAAATACGCCACGTTGGCGGGGTGTACGTCGAAAAGTGCCTTGACCGCGCCGCACAATTTGCCAGCTTGCTCCGGCGAAAGTCCCGTAAACGTCAGGGTGACGAAAGTTTCCATGAAATTGCCCTCTGTTGTGGAGTGGTGATTCTGCAACAACGTTGTCGAAATGTCAACCGGTCAGCCAAGCCCCACCTTGGCCAGTTCCGCCGTCTTGCGTGCGCAGGTGTCCACGATGTCGGAATGCACGCCGCGGGCCGCGCTGAAAAACCGGATATGCGTGTGGCGTTTCTGGCCCTGCCGATGCACGCGCATGATGGCCTGGGCGTTGTTGCCAGGGACCCAATCCTGTTCGAGCATGTCCAGCCGGTGCGACGCGTGCAGCGTGATGGCCGTGCCCGCGGCCACCAGGTTGCCGATGAACACCCGGCGCAACGGGTCGGTCTGGAACGCCACCACCATTGCGTCGCGCCGTTCCGGCTTCGTGGCGCCCCACAGCAGCAGCGGGTTGAACTCGCGCAGTTCCGCGTACAGCCGTTCGAGCACGCACTTGTGGTGGGCCATGACCACCAGCTTGTCGTAGTCGCCGCGGCGCAATTCGCCGCGCACCTGTTCGACGTACGCCTCGACGATGGCCGCCCCGTAGTACCGGCGCAGCGCGGAAGTGGACGCAGCCATCGCCGCGATCGCCGCGGCCTTGGCATCGTCCGACTTGCCCGCGAGCGTCGCGGCCATGCTGGCGTTCAGTTCTTCCAGGTACGTCTTGAATTCGTCCAGGGTGCGGCCCTGCAGCCAATCCGGGAACAGCACGGGGATGTCGACCGGGCGCGGTTCCAGCGCGACGCGTTCGAACGTCAGCGGGGGCAAGTCCGGCAACACTTCGTCCTTCCGGCGCCGCAGCACATAGGGCTTCAGGATGGCCTTCAGCCGTTCGGTGTTCTTGGCGCCCGTGATCCGGAACCCGAAATCGCCGTCGAAGCCAGTGCAGAATTCGGCCACAAAGACGTTCCAGTCCTTCGAATACGCGCCCACGCAATGCAGGTGCGTCCACAATTCCGACACGTTGTTCGGCGCGAGCGTGCCCGACAACCGCCACGTGTACTTCGCGCGCGCGGTGAGACCCGTGTTGTCGCACTTGCGGCCGTACAAGAACCGGGTTCGCTTCGATCGGGGGTTCTTCAGTTGTTGCGCCTCGTCCAGGATGATGGCGTCCCACGCGCACGCGGCCATCTGGTCGCGCAACGCCTTGTCCGACACGATCAGGTCGTAGGACACCACCGACACCCCCGTGGGGTGCAGCGTGCCGCCCTGTTTCATGATCGCCACCGCGCCGCGGTCCATGGGCGAGAACTTCTCGAATTCGCGGATCCAGTTGAGCCGCGCCGACGCCGGCACCAGGACAAGGATCTTCTGCGCGTTCACCCGGTCGCACGCGCCGATCGCCGCGGCAGTCTTGCCGACGCCTTGTTCATCCAGCAGAAAGCCATCCTTGCGCGCGGCCAGGAACTCCGCGCCTTCCGTCTGGAAGCTCTTGAGTTGGAGCCATTCGCTCATGCCGTCAAGTCCGCGTGCGTGTCGGCGTGGCTGGGCGCGTCGGGCAGCATGTCGGCGAGGTCGCATGCGCGGTGGAACATCACGTCCCACCACGCCTCGGGCCACAGCACAGGCAAAGCAGCCAGGGTCGCCAAGTAGTAGCGCAGCAACACGCGAATTTCGAGGGGCCGGAGTTCGATCAGCTTGTTCACGGCTGGCCTGCCGTCAGTTCGCGTTCCAACAACGCCAGCGCGCGCCACGCCACTTTCGCGCTGTGGCGCTGGCCATCCGTGTCGATCGTCCCCCTTTGCAACAGGTGCCTCACCAGCGCGTCGGCTTCGTCCGTGGACTTGGACTTGTCCCAATGCAGCGGCTCGCCGGGGTGGTGCTGCTCGTTCCCGGCCTTGGACACCTTGGCCACTTCCAGCAACGCATTCGGGAAATAGTCCAGGCAACCCGTGCAGACGGGGTGCGCCTTGCGCTCCGCGGCGTCCGTGGGAAACCGGGAAGCCGATTCGGTGCCGGGGGCGAGTTCCAGCTTGCGCTCCACGAAGGCCACTTCCTCGCCGTCGTCGAATCGCACGAAAGGCGCTTCCGATCCGTCTTCGATCACCACGCCGACCTGGCCCATGTACGATCCCTGCCACGCTCCCTCGGCCGCGACCACCTTCACCCGATCGCCTTTCTTGAACCTTGCCATCACGCATTCCTCCGATTGCCGAACTTGAGGCCGTTGAACCAGCGCCGCAGCACGTAACTGCGGACCAGGGAAATCACCGTGAAAACACAGCCGATGCCGAAGGCCTTTTCGGCCGTCAGCGTCGAAAAGCCGAAGGCGGGCAGCACCATCATGTTCGCGGTCCAGTTGATCGCAAACCCCACCACGATGTTGGCCCACGACTCGGCGAAGGAACCCATGCGCGTCTGCATGTCAGTTCCCCGGCACGCTGACGTTCGCGGTCAACTGGTCGCAAACGTCGACGATCAGGGGCGCTTCGCAGATGTCGGACTTGCCGCACTCGACGGGCACGATGACGAGTTGCTTGTGCGTCGACACGCACGCAGGAATGGCCGTGTGCAGCGGTGCGCGCCTCGTGGGCGAGGATGCGGTCCACACGAACCATACCCCGACCGCCAGGATCAGCACGTACCCCGTCCAGAACACGACGAACTTCACGAACCTCATGGCGCTTTCTCCCCTTTCACGACGCGCACGCAGTCGAACCCCATCCCAGTATCGGGGTCGTACCGGTGCGCGATCTTGAGCGCCTGGCGCGCGGTGGCCCCTGCGGCCATCGCGCCAAGCGCGTAATCGGAACCCGAGCCGAACGCGACCTTCGTTTCGGTCAATTTCTGCTCGCGCAGGAAGGGCCACGTCAGCCACGACACGACGCCCTTGGCCGATACCACGATGACTTCGGCGGCGGGTTCGCCATCCTCGTTTTTGTCAGGAAGCACCGGCACGTCGTCGCGGGGCGACCCGCGGTTCAGCCAGTGGATGATTTCGAGCACGTAGTCATAATCACCACACCCCGCGGCGTAGCGGCCGTCGCGCAGCTTGAACACCTTGGGCACGTTGTAGCCGCCGCCCATGCGGCGGTCCGCGGCCAACGTCATGCCGTCGAACGCGATGGTCGTCATGCGGCCGCCTTCGGGTCGGCCGGGATCGGCGTCACCATCGGCCCCGGATGCGACACCAGGAAATCCTCGCCGCGCGGTTCGACGGCAAACTGGCGCCCCAGCAGCATCAGCCGCGCCATGTAGCGCAACGTCGCGTCCGGCCCGCGCAGCAGCACGGAGCTTCCGCGGCCGGGCGCGAACGTGCTCGCGGGGCGGCTCATGCGGGCCTCGCGCAGGTGAACCGCGTCGCCGCGTTCCGGTATTTCCGGCGCAGGTAGGAATCAAGCTCGCGGCCCGTTTCCTTCCGGCACAGGTACGACAGCGGCAACGGCATTTCGCAGAACTGACCGTCGTGGACTTCGTTCAACACCACCACGCCACGCCAGTGAGCATTGGCCACGCCCTTGTAGGACTCGTCGTGGAGGTAGCACGATCCCGCGACGATCCCGTGCCGCATCTGCCCCGTTGCGAACTGCACGTTTCCCTGCAACAGGCCTTGGACATGGCCCTGCACGAACGTCGTGCCGATCTTGGCCAGGCGGTTCGTGATCGTCCCGCCAATCGGCTTGCCGGTGTTGGGGTTCGCGAAATAGTGCGCGTACGAAATCCCGTCGACCGTGACGATGCCCGGCGACGATCCCACGTAATCGACCACTTCCCAGCCCAGGCGGCGGTCGGCGAACATGTGGAAGCCGATCGCGCCTTCAAACTTCGGGTTCGCTTCGATCGCGCGCGTCAGGCGGTCTTCGTGATTGCCGCGCAACAGGATCTTCCGGCCCTTCCAGCCCTTCATCGCGCGATGAAGCTGCAGCAGCGCGTCATTGCCAGCTTCCACGTCATCCCGGAAGCGACGGCCTTCCATGTCCAACGAGCCAGAATCCGACCAGCGCGACAAGGACGGAAAATCCCAATGGTCGCCGAGGTGGATCACCACGTCGGGCTTGTAACGGCGAATGGCCGCGCCGATCCAGTCGAAATGATCGGTCGGAACGCCCGGCTGCGTTTGCGTGTCGGGGATGATGAAATGGCGTGTTCGATTTGTCATTTTGTCAACCTTTCAGGCGCAGGAATCCGATCTGGTGCGCGCATCATTCGTTCGGAGCGATCAATTTCGCGTGCCCGTCTGGCTTCGCGCTCACATTCGGTTCGCCCGCATGTGTCCAACGGATCGCTCCACGCATTGTGCTCGCCGATTTCTTCGCCGCAGTTGTAGCAATAGTCCTTACGCATCGTCGCCTCCGTTCATCGCGGCGTCAGTAACTTGTTCGAGCTTGCCGCCGCAGTAGCAGCAGTGCTTCATGCCGTTCTCGGACGGTGTGCCCTCATTGAGCACGAACAGGTTGCCGCAGCCCGTATCCCAGTTACCCTCGAAATCCTCTGACCATACGCAGACCTTCCGCGCATCCGCTGGCTCGGGCGGGTGGGTGTAGAGAATGCGACGCTCATCCTGATGCGCGTTATCAAACTCTGCCTTTTCCACGTCCTGCCAATACCAAAACTCGTACTCATCCTCGTAATGATGGATTTGGTACACCGGCTCCGCAGCGCGCGAGAGGATGGATTCGATTGAGTCAAGAGATTCCAGCGCATCCCAAACTAGCTGACGGTCCTGCGGCGACCCGTGAATGCACACATTGCCTTCCGGATCGCACAACACGTCCCGAAGGTTGCGAATAGCCAGCGTCATCGCCTCGCGTTCAGTCATTGTCGTTTCCCTTCGCTAGCGGCGGCGGATAGTCGGGTTTCGTGTACAACGTTCCGTCAATGTCTACGAATACGTGCCGCAGGAACATCCACTTCTTCGGCTGGAATGGCGCGGATTGAACCCTTGCTGCGACAATGAACTTGGGCGTCATCGCCTCGCGTTCAGCGGTCATTTGATCGCTCCTGTTCCTGTTCCCACGCCATGATCGTGTACGCGAGGTCGTACCTATCTATGGTCAGGTGATATTCGTCAATGATCCAGTCGGCCAGTTCCAATGATTCTTTCGTCGGCCCCATCACTCACTCTCCTTCGCTGGCGGCTGCGGTGCGGACTCCATTGCTGCGCGCACCCCTTGACGAATCTCGTCAACGGTTGGTCCGGCTCTCCCTTTGTACTCGGGGTCGTATTGAACGTGGCGCAAGCCTACACACATGAATCGGATGCACTGTTCATCGGTCCAGTCCGCCACGCTCGCCGGTTGCGGTGCGGCATCCAGTGCATGAGCGGCGGTCATACGCGCATCGGTAAAAGCGCCCATGACGGCACGCCCAAACGCTTCCCATGAGTGTCCGACTGGATCGGGAAACGGCCTCAATGGCAATGCCTTGATCTGTTCCAGCGCAGTTTTGAACCCATCCGCCATGCTCGCCGGTTGTGCTTGCAATGCAGCCAGCACGGTGTCACGCAACCGCTCGGCTGATTCCTTCGATTCGCCATGGCACTCAATCTTGGCATCCCACCTTCCAAGTTTCGGGTGCGGCGCATTGATCCCGGCAGTCCAGATTCCTTCGGCGGCATTGCTCTCGTAAGCGTCTTTATCGGACGCGAACTCGCTCGCCGGTTGTGCGCGGGCGGTGTCGTGGGCGGCGAGGGCTTGCTCACAAATATTCGCAGTCAGCTTGATTTCGCGGCGTGAGTCGTTGCCTGGAATCTGTGCCTGTTGCATGCTGTATTGAATCGTGCGCAGCGCCTGCGCCAGCTTCTCGGTGTCGGTGTTCATGCCGCTTTCGCTTCCACGTCGGAATGATTCAAGGAGAACCACCAGGCCAGCAGCGCCGCTTCGGCGCGGCCATCATCCTTCGCGCGCGCGAACCATTCCGCGACGTTCGGGAACACTTCGCACGCGCGGGCACGCGCCGCGTTCTTCCGGTCGGCCCGGCGCGCCTCGGCGCCTACCCGCGCGATCCCCGCGCCCGCCTTCCAGACGGCGGGGACGACGTGGCGCACGGGCAGGGGGTACCCGGCCAGCACGCCGTCGATCAGGCCGCAGCCATAGCCAAAGGCGAACGCGGAGCCGACGCCCTGGCGGGGCATCGCGCTGACCTGTTCCACCACGGCCACGTCCGCGAAAGCCGCGGCATCGCCAATCGCATCCCGCAGCACATCGAGGGCGTATTCGCGCCGGCCGTTCTTCTTCGTGCGCGTCGGGATGTCCGTGAGTTCCAACTCCCCGGTGGACGCGTGGTACAACGCGATGGCCCCGGACAAACCGGGGTCGATGGCAAGCACGTAGTCGAAATCCACCCGTTCCATGATTCGAACCCCTCTGTGTAGTTCGGGAAAGTGGAAAGGCCCATGCATGTCGCGGGCCACACCGTCAACCCTAGCAGGAATTGCAGAAATGTCAACGTCGCGGAGTTCATCCCCCGGTCAACCGTGACCGCGTTCACAATCGTTCACACAATTTTCACGCCGACTATGCATACTCGCCCGCTTCCTGACCGGAAGGGGTGGACCGTGAACACCATGAGCGGCGTGCATCGCGTCAAGCGGGATGTCGATCGGTTCTGGCTGAAACAGCAGCTTGCCCGCAAGCAAATGACCCTCGAAGCGTTCGGCCGCGCGCTGGCCAAGGCCACGAAGCGGCCCACGCCCCTCGACAAGGCCAGCCTGTCGCGCCGGCTGAAGGGCGCGATCCCGTTCACGACGCTCGAAGCGCAGGCAATGCACAAGCTGTTCGACGTGCCGGTCGACGAAGTGCTGGCGCGCATCGGCGCCAGCCACGACGCTATCCCCGTGATCGGCAAGGTGGACGGCACGGGCGCCGCCACGGCCACCGTCCGCAGCCACGAAGCCCTCGTCCAGTTGCGGCTCGAAACGGCGGATGGCTGGAACGGGAGTTGCTTTACGTTCCGCACGGTCGCCACCCCGCCGGCCACGGCCACCCGAGGCCTCTACCTCGTCAGCCTGGCACGCGAAGGCGACGTGCTGCGCCAATGGCTCGGGGTCGTCGGCAACACCGCCCTCATCGCGCCCGTGTTCGGCGCCGGGGACATCCAGCAGGTCCCGGTCGGGCAGGTACGGGGACTTCGGCGCGCGATCCGGATAGACTTGGCGTAAGTGCTTGAAAACGTTGAAAAGCGTACGCTGTACCGGACGCTTATCTTCAACCCTTACGTTGACAAAAACGAAACCGCGTTGCAGGATGCCCGCGTGCCGATCCGGCACGCAACGGGGATTCGCCATGAAATCACTGGAATTGAGCAGTGCCGAAAAAGGGGTGATCGCCAAGGTGCGATCGTACTATCCCGAGCCGGGCGGTTGCCGGCTGGAACACCTGACGGACGACGAGGAAAACGTGGCCATTTCGCTGGTGGCGCGGGGCCTGCTGCGGCAGACGGCGCGGGGATCCTTCCGCACCACCCCCAAGCTGCGCACCGCCGAACAGGCGGACCCTCCGACGCCGCAGGTGAGCCACACCTGGACCCCGGCGCCCGTCATCATCGCAGGGGTCCTCGTCCGGTCGGTCCCGTCGACGTGCGTGGCCGCCGGGTTGAGCTACGAAACGCCGCGGACGGCGGAAGAAGTCCGCGCGATCTTCGCGGCCACCTACGGCGAGGGCTGCGCCGCCCAGATCGGCTGGGAAGGGACGCTGGCCGCGCTCGTCGAAACGGGATGGGTTTGCAAGGAAGGGACTGGATACTTGCTGACGGGGGCGCAGGCCAGGCCCGTCCTGCGGCCCTGACAAAACTCGAAATCGGCATTGCTCTGTCGGCGGGGAGGGGGGTAACGGGTGGGACCGTCCGCGGGACGCGAAGACGGACGGGGACTTCCTCTACTCTGTAGAGGTTCCCCGGACACCCGGTACGCCCCGCCTCGCTGCAGAGTCATCGGACGGGGAAAGCGGACGGGGAAAGCGGACGGCGGGAACGCGGTGAACGGGGTGTAGGGGCGATCGGTTCGAAAGGGGTAACGGAGTGTAGCCGTTGGCGGCTTCAGGGACG